AACAAGGAACTTGGACCACGAATTAGGTCATTATTTATACCCGAGGAGGGCCATACATGGGGTGTATTTGACTATTCTCAACAAGAGCCTAGGTTGGTAGTGCATTATGCAGCTTTACAGAATCTCTATGGCGTGGACGAAGTATTGGAAGCGTATCGTGAGGGCGATGCAGATTTTCATACTATCGTGGCAGACATGGCTGAGATACCTCGTGAGCAGGCCAAGACTATAAACCTTGGTCTGTTCTACGGGATGGGTAAAAATAAATTACAAGCAGAGCTCGGTGTATCTAAAGATAAAGCAGATGATCTTTTTAAACAGTACCATCATAAAGTACCGTTTGTTAAAAAATTAATGGACAATGTTATGAGAAGAGCTCAAGACTCAGGACGAATCAGAACCTTACTTGGAAGATTATGTAGGTTCCATTTATGGGAACCAAATCAATTTGGAATCCATAAAGCTCTGCCTCATGATGCAGCGCTCTTGGAACACGGACCAGGGATCAAACGTGCTTACACTTACAAAGCATTAAACAAATTGATTCAAGGATCCGCTGCAGACATGACAAAAAAAGCAATGATAGAATTATATAAAGAAGGAATTATCCCTCACATCCAAGTTCATGATGAACTCGATATATCTGTAAGTGACAATGCAGATAAAATAAAAGAGATAATGGAACATGCAGTTTCNCTTGAAGTTCCAAACAAAGTAGACTATGAATACGGGTCCAATTGGGGTAATATAAAAAAAGAGGAGGAGTAATGAAACAATTACTAAAACAATTAAAAGTGAAATGGGATGTATTCTCATTACACTATAGAGAATATATTGTTGGGTTTATTGCTGGTTTTGTTATCGGCGCAATATTACTATAATGATGTATGGCCTATCTAAACGTGAACATTCCTGTCACTTATGCACAGATCAGGAGAGAATATCTCTATGACCTTAAAGAGCATTTTGGCGAAGTCGAAGACTGCGTTATATTTGGGCTTTCATCCATCACGGGTCGTCCGTTACTTTTTCATGCAGTTATGGAAAATGGTGCGGTCTTTTATAGGCTACCTATTTCGGCCTTTATTCAACGTGGTTTTAAACCGGAAGCTGTTCCAATTAAAAGACTTGATGAACTTCAACTCTGGAATTGCTTTAGTTATTATCCTGCTGTTACTTGTTATGATTTTTTAGACGGTCAGTCTGGAAAATATATTGGTAAGGATAAAAAATGGAATAAAGGCGCATACCTTTTTACTCTTGACTGGGCCCACCCAGAGAGTAATATAGTAGATACAGATCATTCTGAAATTCCGCACGAACATAAGTGCGCTCACATAATTGCATTAAACGATGGCAACTATGCGGCTCAGCCAAACAATAGAATCATATGGAGCATTCCATCTTTCACAGTCAAAGACGAAGTTCCAATTGATTGGAAGGTTCAAACGTCGGAATGGAATGTAGAAGACAGTGGTAAATGGATAACAGAAGATTCCGATAAATTCTTCTATGACGTGGAGAAAAAAGATGATTAAAAAAATGTGGAATAAATTTGTTAGTTGGCTTTTTAGCTGGCAAAAGAAATGACTAAGTGTAAAAGTTGTAGTTGCGATTGTCACTGCGGTGAACCATTACACAGCCATCATTATGATGGTGATTTATGTACTTGTGAAAATTGTCAATGCAAAAGAACTTACACGAGACACAAAGATCATGGCTTAGACCTATCTTTTGAAAATGAAGCAAAATATGATTGAAAAATTAATGACAATGTTGGTAGGAATCTTGTTGGCGTTAGCCGGCTGGAGTCTATCTAGAACTTTTGAGCTTTCAACTATCCAGGCAGTACATGAAGATAAAGTACAAAGAATTCAAGCACAAGTTTTAAAACTAGAAGATCAGGTTGATAGGATGATGGATTCTGATGAAGAAATCATGGACCAACATAAAAAACTATTCGAGAAACTTGAATCAGGGAACACGGGGTATAGTTATAACTAATGAAAACAATATTTTTTATAGTAGTAGTATTTGCATTAAGTTCATGTTCAATAGGACCTAAATGTACATACACGCAAGAAGGAACAAAAATTAAATCATGGATCTGGTTTACAAAAGAAGTACCAGCAGATCTAGATAAAATGAATTGTAACTAATATGGCACTTAAAATTTCAGAAGAAGCAGCAGTTCAAATGCCTATGAAGACGGTAGCCAGCCTCATCGCGCTGGTTGCACTNGGAACCTGGGCTTACTTCGGCGTTATTGAAACTCAAAATAAACTTTCAACAGAAGTAGAATTAATGCAAAAAGATTTAACTGAGAATACAGAGTTTAGAATCAAATGGCCACGTGGACAACTAGGTTCATTGCCCGCTGATTCTGAGCAGTTCATGATGATCGAAGATCTATATAAAACTACTGAGAAGTTAAACAAACATATCGAATCTATGGCTTTAAATAAGGTAAATATAGAATTTTTAAGAAAACAAATGGATAAAGTTTTAGATGATATTGAAAAGCTTAAAGACCAAAATAGAGAGATGCATTATAAAAACGGAAATGGGGATAAATGATAGAAGCTGTGGTAGCCCTACTTATGTTTGTAAACGGAGAGATTAAGGAAGCGCGTATCCAAGACTCGATGGGAATGTGCCTTAGCGGCAAACGTAAAGCGGAGAGACAATATAGTGAAACAGTATCTTATAAATGCTGGAAAGGTACGGCAGAACTAGAAGATAATATTGATGGGTCCAAATCAATTAAAAAATTAATCATTGAATAATGAAGAAAAATTGTAATCAATGTAAGGCAGAGTTTGAAGCCAAACAAGACTTAGATTTATTCTGTAGTCAGGAATGTAAACAAGAAGCATTAGCTGAACTGGATAGTGGTAGTGATGAGTGTCTCTCATGTCAATAAAAAGAATCCTGTAGCAAAGATTCTAAGGGATAGACGTTATCGCCAGATTGTGATAAAGAATAAGAAAGCATATGACAGAAAAAAACAATGGACAAAAAAGAACCTCTTAACTCCCAATTCAACTTAGAAGCTCAAGTGGTTAATGGGCGTTGTCCTACTTGTACTGAAGAAAGTATATTTGTATCTTTATATAAAACAATTTTTAGATGTACCAATTGTGGTGCTGATATAGAACAAAAGATTAATGGTAAGATAAGTTACATGCCTCATGTTACAAACAAAACTGAGATATGCATAAGACATTTCAATGAGCAAAAGAGCTAAATTCGGGATTAGTACTAAACCTAAACGCGATAAACCTAGAAAAAGGCCTGGAAGACACAAGAAAAGGCTCAATAAACATACTAAAAGAATGACAAAGCGAAAATATCGCGGCCAAGGCCGTTGACAAATATCCCTAGATATCCTATATATAGGGAATGAAAGAAAAACAGCAAAAGCAAGCAATAATATATCCTTTATTTTCTATGCCTTTAATGGCAATTAAATTAGATATACAAAATAAAAACCTTCTTAAGATTATTAAAGAAACTAAGTATCGAGCCACTACCTTTTCGGAAGGAAGTTATATTTCTGTTTCTAATAAAATATTAGAAGATAAAAAATTAAAAAAAGAAAAAAAGATTTTCATAGACGCTATAAGAGCATACTTCCATATGTTAAGTTATAGTAAAAAATATAAAATATTAAATTCTTGGGCCACTAAAACATCAAGTGGATGCATGAGTCAAATGCATGTTCATCGTAATAGTTGGTTAAGTTGTGTTTATTACCCTGAAGATAATACGGGGCAGAGCCTTAGCTTTACAAGAAATTTACCTAACACTTCTTTCTTTGGTTTAGATTATGATGACCCTCATAACATATATTCTTGTGATGAGTTTAAAGTAGAACCAAGCCAAAATATATTACTAATATTTCCAAGCGAACTTTATCATCAGATAAATACTAATACATCTCTTAACACTAGATACTCATTAGGATTTAATATTAATCCTGTGGGTCATTTTAAAAAAGGAACAGATGGAGAAATTGTTTATGAATAAAGCATTTACTACTCAAACTTTTGATTATCCCCAAGCTGAAAAAGTAAAGTCTTCTTTAGTTAAAATAGTTAAAGATAATTACTGGGCTACCATTCAAGGAGGAGGTTCCAGAACAGATTTTGATCTACATAAAAAAGATATAAAAGAAATGAATACCCTACTTCATTGGATACAAAGCAAGCTACCAAGAGTAGCTTATAATTTTTCACAAGGAGGTGAAGATAACGGTAGAATGGACACTGTTGGATTTAATGTTAACTCATTTAGAATTGAAGAATGTTGGGGTGTATACTATAAAAAAGGAGAGGGGGTTGTTAAACATAATCACTTCCCTTATTCATTTACCTTTCAATATTGTGTAGATGCTCCTAATACATCACCACCATTTATTATAGAAGGTAAAAAAATAAATTTAATCCCCGGAAAGATTGTGTTCTTTCTTTCTCACCAGTATCATTGGGCAAAAGCCACACCCGTTGATGGAAGATGTGTAATAGTAGGAAATATTTTATATGAAAGATAAAACAATTACTTTAAAAGTAAGCAATATAACACCAAAACAATGGTCAAGTTTAGTTATTGAACTTAATCTAATGGCTAATTCATGGAAATCTTATGGACCTAAAATTAAATTAAAAACACATAACTTTGACAGAATAATAAAATGGGGAAGGAGTAATAATGATAACACTAAAAGAGTTAGACGAACTCGCTTGCAAATGGAATCGAACGAAGAATCCGAAATATAAAGAAGAGTGGTATAAACTGGTAAAAAAATTTAATGAAATACATTGTAATAATACTCCTGTTAAGTACGAACGGCCTAGAGAAAATAGAACTTAAAACCACTGAATCTAATTGTAATGAAATTGCAGATGCATGGCGTGAAGTAAACACCACTTATCGTGGACCTGGTATGGGACAGGGAAATTATACCAAGGATGGTAAGCTAATGATAGGACATATCTGTCAATGATTATTTTTATAAAAGACAATTTTATAACTAAGCAAGACTGTGATTGGGCAATTGAAACCTACAAGAAAAACCAACATAAAGCTAAATCTTTTAGAGATGTTTATCCTTTAGAAGTACCTATTAGATTTCTCCCTAAATTAAATAAACAATCATTCGAATTAAACCGTTCACAAGTAGACTGGGCTGAAATAGTAAGATGGCCCATAGGAAGTCATCAATCTTTACACTTTGACAATGCCAAAGACAATACAACACTAGCTTCAATAGTTTATTTAAATGATGATTATGATGGAGGACACACTTATTTTGAAAATGATATAGTAGTCACACCTAAGCAAGGAAGAGCTTTATTCTTTGATGGAAAGTATTTTAAACATGGAGTGAACACTGTAAGTGGTTCAGAAAGATTTGTTGTAGCTGCATGGTACAAACCTATAACACAAGAGGGATATGTGAAATAGGTTTATTGTGGTGAGAAGATTAATCCCCTACCACATTTTGGACACATTGTCAATTATATGTCTGTTTTGGGTTTTGGTTTAGGTTTAGGCAAAATGGTTTCTTCACCTTGGCGCTGACAAAAAAATTTTATAATAGTCCCATATTCATTAATATCTTCTTTTCCCATTTCTTTAGCTTTCTTAATAGATTCTTCATAACCTGCTATCATACATTCATAATGGCTACTATATGTAGTAGGCATACGGTGAGGTTCGAGGCACATGTTGTACACACTTGTGCATATAATCATACTTAATACAAATTTCATCTTGACAACTCCCTTATCAATCCTATATATTGCTCATAAATATATGAAAGGAACACAACAATATGACTGATATAAGTAAATATCGAAATGTATCCCTAACACACGATACATACAAGACTTTAATTTCTTTGTCCAAAGTTTTATTGCCCGATGCAAAACTATCTATAAGTAAAACTGTAGAATGTTTGGCAAACGAGAAAGCAAAAAAACTTAATGGAAAAATTAAGGAAATTAAAAAATGAAGACTATTTGTCAAACATGTAAAGGTAACGGCTTTGTAAAAGTTGGAACTGAATGGGGAGAAACAGTTGGCCAGTGTTGGGACTGTGAATCGGAAGGTGAGATTAAACATGAAGATAGTGATAGTTATTGGAACTATATTCCTGCTGACAGCGTGCAGTAATCTAGATTTTGAGGGATACGATCCTTCAACTTCTTTGATAAAATGGGTTATAACCAAAAAAGACAAAGAGGAAGTTAGACTTCCCCCTGAACACGGAGCTGAGAATGCAGCACACTGACATTGCATACATCGCCGGACTCTTTGATGGAGAAGGCTGTGTAACTTGTAAGAAGAAAGCTACAAAGCGTAAAGACAGAAATAATAAAGTCTATAATCAATGGTACATTAGATGTGAATTGAGTATGACTGATAAAGATACTGTCACATGGCTTCATGAAACTTTAGGTTTTGGTTGGTGTAAAGAAAAAAGATACAACAACAAACCTAAATATAAAAAACAATGGCGTTGGGCGTGTGGATATAGAGATGCGCTACAATTTGCCAAATTGATTTGGCCTTACACACAAGTAAAACTTCATAAGATAGAACAAATAATTGATCACTACGAACCTTATGATAAAAACATAGGAGAAAATGTAGTTGATCTAGCACTCGAAAGAGAGATAAGGAAACTAGAAGATGCCAGATAAAGAAAAAATGCAAGAAGTACAATATGGAATATTTAGTTGGGGACCCTGTATAGTACACATAAGAATCTCAGAAGATTTTCATAAATTATTAATGGAAGAAGCTAAGGCAAGTAGAGTTAAGGAATTAGATTATACTAAAAAATTAGCTGGAGTTATTAAAGAAGAGTATATGTTTCGTAAAAAAGAAAT